ACACCGCCTGTAAAGGCGTTAAACCTTCCGAGGTCGTACCTCGTTAAAGCAACGCTAGTTCGTCGCCTCACGATACGAGGAAACGGATTAGCCGCTCCAAAAGACGGCTACATATCGTACAAGTTGTACGAATTTTAGTGTATTCGATTACAGGAGCTAATAATGGCTTTAACGAACTTTGGAACCCTCTCAGCAGGGCAGTTGACGGCATGGAGCCGTGATTTTTGGCAGGTCGCACGCAACCTGTCATTCGTAAACCAGTTCGCAGGATCTGGACAAAACGCAATGATCCAACGGATTACCGAACTCACCAAGAATGAAAAAGGTACCAAGGCGATCATCACGTTGCTGGCGGACATGACCGGAGACGGTGTGACCGGCGATAACACGCTAGAAGGTAATGAAGAAGCCTTGCGTGCATACGATCTGACCATTGAGTTAGATCAGCTACGTTTCGCAAACCGCATCGCTGGTCGACTGACTGATCAGAAAACTGTGGTCAACTTCCGTGAGCAGTCTCGTGACGCACTTGCCTATGCAATGGCGGATCGTATGGATCAGCTGGCGTTCTTGACGCTGTCTGGTATTGCGTACACGCACAAGACTAACGGTGGCCTGCGTACTACGTCCGGCACCACTGGTCTGGAACTGGTTGACCTTGAGTTTGCGTCAGATGTATCTGCGCCTACTACCAACCGCCACCTTCGTGTGGATGTGGCTGGCGGTACATCAACGCTTGCAGCTGGTGACACCACCGCTGTTACCGCTGATGACAAGATCGCGTACCGCGACATTGTGAACCTCAAGGCATTTGCCAAGGACAGCTTCATCCGTGGTCTGCGTGGCGCAGGCAACGACGAAGTCTTTCACATGTTCGTCACCCCCCAGCAGATGGCAGACCTGAAGCTCGATTCCGACTTCTTGGCTAACGTCCGCAACGCGGGTGTACGTGGGCCAGCTAACGGCTTGTTCGCAGGAACCAGCAGCTTGATGGTTGACGGCGTGATGATCCGCGAGTTCCGCCACGTCTTCGACACCTCTGGTGCAACGACGGGTAACTCTGGCAACGCTGGTGCCGCAGGCTACAAGTGGGGCGCTAACGCCAACGTAGTTGGTGCTCGTGCTCTGTTCTGTGGCGCTCAAGCTCTGGCAATGGCTGACATTGGCAACCCTGAGGTTGTTGAAGATACCTTCGACTACTCAAACCAAGCCGGTATCTCCATTGGCAAGATCTTTGGTCTTCGCAAGCCTAAGTACAACAGCGACTACAACGGTGGCGTTGAAGACTTTGGCGTCATTTGCTTAGACACCGCTCAGTAGAGCTTCTAACCCCCTCTTCGGAGGGGGTTTTTCGTGAGGATTAAGAAATGGCGATGAGAAGACCCTACGCAAGGAAGCGTGCAGCAGCCACGACAAGCCGACAGGACAGACTCAAGGCAACGATGGCTCGGATGGACGCAAAAATGAAAGCGGCCAAAGAAGAAAAAGCCAAGAAAGCGGCGGCGAAAAAAACAGCTGATGCAAAGAAGAAAGCTAAGAATCAGGCCGCGCGTAAAACAGCCGCAGCCAAAAGACCGGTTGCACCTAAAAACCCTCGAACAGGCCGCAGCAGCGGATCTGTCGATTCTAAAACAAATATGGATTTTGATGCATCGCCACGGAACACGAACCGCAACCCGCGCGAACGTGCTCTGAGTATGCAACGCGATAAAACGGGCGGCGTAAAGACCAAGGCCGGTACGTACAACACGTTCAAGAAGAAGTCTGCTGCAGCGGGCAGTTTTAGATCTGCATTCGCTACGGCCCGTAAAGCTGGCAAGAAGACGTTCACTTGGAACGGCAAGCGTTACACGACGGAGACAAAGTAATGACTTACGGCATTCCAAAGAAAAAGAAGAAGAAGAAGGCACCGAGCAACAAGGCGAAGCCACGTAGACCAATGCGAGGAGGTTACTAACCATGAAGGTTATTTCGAGTGAAGACATACGAGTTGCGTTAACGAGTGGCGCAGTCGTGTTGTTTGCGGCTGGTGTAGAGCGCGAGGTGGCCGACGAGGTCGGCCTTATTGCTTTGCAGATGGGCGCGAAAGAATCCAAAGGCTCTAAAGCATCAGTTGCTGAAGAGCCAGCTGCAGTAGAAGCGGAAGCGGAAGCGGAAGAAGAAGTCGATACTGCTGACGACTTGGTCGCAATCATGGAGCAACTAATTGCAGACGGCGACCCGAAGAGCTTCAAAGCAGATGGTAGTCCGAAAGTGAATGTTGTTAACAAGGCCGCTGGCCGAACAGTTTCTACTTCGGAACGCGAAGCTGCTTGGCAAGAGGCGCTGAACTCCTAGAGGCGCGTTATGGCAGTAACTGTTCAAAGCGTTGTTGATCGCGTCCAAGCGATCCTGCAGGACACCACGGGTATCCGTTGGCCCGTAGTCGGTGAGCTAGTGTTGTTCGTGAACGACGCCCAGCGCGAAGTTGCATTACTCAAGCCCGATGCTACTGCAGTCAATGAGACAGTTACGCTTGCTACTGGCACAAAGCAGGACATACCTGCGGCGGGCAATCGTCTGTTGCGGGTAGTACGTAATATGTCTGCTGCTTCAGGCGGCACCGGTAAGCGCTCGGTGCGGTTGGTCTCCAGAGACATTCTGGATTCTCAGACCCCCAGTTGGCATGACCCGTCAGTAAGCGGCGGTGCGGCTCATACTAATGTCGTTAAGCACTATGTCTACGATGATCAGAATCCGCGCAACTACTACGTATACCCCGGAGTTGCAGGGAGCGCGTATCTAGAGATCGTTTATTCCACAAACCCTTCAACGGTGACGTTGTCAGATAACTTGTCCATACCGGACATATTCGCCAACGCGATAGCGGACTACGTGCTGTTCCGTGCGTATACCAAGGACGCGGAATATGCCGGTAATAATCAGCGCGCTAGCACGCATTACACGTTGTTCATTAACTCTGTCACGGGCAAAGCCCAGATAGATGCAATCACGAATCCGAATAGCGATATTCAGCGGAACGTAACGCTGCCTTCGCAAGCGCAGGGGTAGGGCATGGCGTCTTATGAGTCATTACTGCCAGAGATCATACCGATGGTATCAAGCTGTCCTGATACGCTGATTGAAAACAGCATCCGGTCAGCGACTATTGAGTTGTGTGAAAAGGCAAAGGTCTATCAAGTCGAACTAGACCCGATCACGGCGATAGCAAACTTATTCGAGTACGACTTAGAGCCGCCCTCAAGCACGGTGGTGCATGAGATTTTATGGGCGACTTACGACGGCAAAGACCTAGAACCCATCACGTCAGCGTTATTGGAACAGCGGCTCCCACAGTGGCGGCAAGCTGGTAATCAAAGCACCCCCGAGTACTTCGTAAAACAGTCTCAGGGCGTGTTTTACCTAGCCCCAGTACCAAACGAAACCAAGGCATCAGCGGTGCTTATACGGGCGATTTTGAAGCCCACACATACATCTACGTCGTGCAGTAACGACGTCATGGATGACTACCGAGATACGATTATCAACGGCGCTTTGCTCCGTCTGTTGCGGCTCCCTGGGCGGGAGTGGACAGACTATGCCGGGGCGGGAGTTTATTCCGCACTGTTCAACGAAGGACTTGTCGAAGCAGAGAAGCGAGGCAGACAAACAGAAACCAGAGTAACTAGGAAGGTTGCCTATGGCGGACTCGGAAAAAATTATCGACTTACCAGAACGAAGTACTCGCGAGGATGAACCAGTTATTGGTGATATTCGTCAAGACTGGGATCGCGTCCGTGTTGGTGTCGAGGCAATTATACAGGCTCATCCGAAGCTGTCTTTCCGACCTGAGGATGTCTATGCCGAAGTGGTTGCCGGACATGCGATCTATTGGAAAGCGCCTGAAGGCTTTGTGGTTACGAGCATTGAGGTGGATGGATTCACATCCGAGAAGACCTTCTATATCTGGCTGGCGTGGTCAGAACGTAGAGGGCAGAAGAATGTCCTCAAGTATCAGGACTTTTTTAAGCGCATTGCGCACGAGGTTGGAGCAGTTGCGTTAGAGGTGAGAACTACGGTGCCTGATATGAAGGCATTGCTGACCACGACGGGCTGGCACATAGAAGACGTTGTTTATCGGTATAGGTTAGAAGATGGGTAGCAAACCTAAAAAGCAAGAGTACCAAGCGACTGCGGCAGAGAAGGCGTCTGCATCGGTAGCAAAAGCAAACTACGATTTTTTTAAGCAGAACTATGCACCGCTTTTGCGTGAAATGCGCGACCAGTCCCAGTCCGACGATAATCGACGGGCGCTTCGTGGTCGGGCAAATGCAGACACCATGCAAGCGCTGACTTCCCAGCCTACGTTTCGACAGACGCAGAATGTATCTGGTGCCGGTGAGTTATCTCAGGCGCTCGGTGGGCAGCTTGGTGTTGCCGATGCGGCGGCAAAAAATATTCAGAACAAAGCCAGCAGTAATGTGTTGGGTATCGCACGCGGTCAAGCAGCGGATGCTCAAAGCGGTATGGCACAAGCCTCTCGCCTTGCCACTAGCGAAGCATTGAACCGAGCGCGGGCTAACCAGCAAGTAAGAGGCGCTCGCAATGCAGCGATAGCAGATGTCGCTGCTACAGGTTTTGACGTTTATTCGCAGAAAAAAGCGGGTGAGGGCAAAAACAATTTTGGTACTCGCTTCTTTGACGCATTGCAGGGGGGCTAAATGGGCCGCATGTCGACACGCAGCTATAACAATCCTCAGGCAGCTGCTATGCAGGGTGATTATGTGAGTGGTTTGCCTACGGTCACAGACCCAGAGCAGACCTACGCGGACATCACTCGGGGTGAGTACAACGACTATGTGCGGGACTTCCGTGATTTTGAGCTAGAACAGATCGAGCGTGCGCAAACAGACACATCGCTGATTGACTCGGCACGCGAAGATTCGGCAATGGCAGGTCAAGTAGCGGGTCAAGTAGCGCAACGTAACTTGTCACGTTATGGCGGTCAGCTGACGCCTGCACAACAGCGGGCACAGTCAAGAACGCTAAATCGTAATACAACTTTGGGGTCTATTCAGGCGCTAAGTGACGCACGTATTGCACAGCGTGAAGCAAATCAAACATTGCTCTCGGATCTTATCAACATCGGCCAAGGCGGAAATCGCGCATCTCAGAGCCAGTTAGGTAGCGCAGCAGCCGATGCCAACGCACGAGAGCAGGCATACAAAAACGCGAAGGCTCAATCCAAGGCGCAGACGTATCAGACAGTTGGGTCACTGGCGAGTGCTGCGCTAATAGCGGCGTTTATCTAGGTAATTATATGGCGACTATATTAGACGGCTTACAGAGAGGCGCAAACAGGTCTCGCAGCTACTTTGATCGCCAGACGTCTAGGCGTTTGGCTGCAGAACAGGGTGCGCGTGAGCAGTCAAAGTTTGAACAAACAGAACGTGCTCAAGACTACACGAATGTATTTACGCGGTTGCGTGATCAGGGCTTCGTTACGGTGGATACCGATGCCGATAACCCTCGGCTCAGACTATCCAAAGACTTTAATACCCGTTTGGCCTCTGGTGATGCTATAGCTCAGCAAGCTGCGATAGATATATCGAACCGAGGGCTTCAGGGCAAAGTGCCCGAAGGATTTACGATAGATCGTATCGACACGGCGACAGATGCAGACGGGAACGCCACTTTTATAGTGGGTGGTGTAAACGCGGATGGGAGCCGAGGTGTGCTGACTGAAGAGGGCACCTCTGACGATAATGCCCTCGCTAAGCAATTTGGAGGTGACGAGCTTTTCAAACAAGTACAGTTTGCCTTCCAAGATCGCAACGGTGTGCTGTATGGGCAGCGTGCAGTCGACCTAAATTCTTTTGCTAACAGCAGAGACCTTATAATTGCCAACGGGCAAGGCGAACTTTTTGAGGCTTTGCAAAGTAATCCAGCAGCGCAGCGGCAGGCATCAGCTACTATTGCCACCGCTGAGACCCCCGAAGAAGAAGCGGAGCTTACTAACCAGCTGCGCCAAGATGTGGGGTTACCGGCTGTTGAAATCCCTCCCGAATCTGACCCTGAGCCTGAGCCTGAAGCAGCTTCTACGCCAGCGGCTAAACCTGCGCCGACGGATAACTCCGCGCAGATAGCAAAGCTGGAGCAGGAAATAGCGGAGATAGACGGACGCAAGACAGCGGGAAGACCAGCAAATCAGCGTGCTAAAGCACAAAAGCAGCGTGAACTAAATCGCTTGAAAGATGAGTCGGAGCCGGAGCCAGAAGGCGAAGGAATAATGAGCAAGGTGCTGGCTGCTCAAAATCGTACTTTCGGTGGCCCACCGATACCAGCCAAAGTTGAGCAAGTGATAGCTCCGGTTGTCGAGGACAAAACTATTGCCGAGATTGACGAGGCTGTGGATAACGGCGACCTACAAATAGATCAAGAGACAGCTGCAGCTGCTGCGCAAGATCTACAGGAACAAGGCGTGGAGACCGCTGCGGATTTAGCCAAGCTAGACCCACGCCGTCAGGCTTTTGCTTACGCAATGATTATTGCCTCAACACCCAATGACGGTAACCGACGCGCTGTCCGTGATCAGCTGATTAACATACTTGAGACCGGAGTGTCGGATCGGGGTAAGTCAGCTACGGACGACTTTAAGGCTGACACTGGGCGGATGAATGCGATTCAAGCTGCCAAAACATTTGGTCTCCAAGTCAGAAAATATATTGATCAGAACAATGATCAAGCAGGCAAGGACGTAAGTAGATTTTATAAAGAGATATACGAAGACAACTTTGACGAGGACGGCGAGCTAACTGGTGATCCTGGGGCCGTGAAGCGGCTGGCAAACCAGTATGTAAAACAGATTTACTCCGACTCCATTGGGTACGACACACCGCAGGCGCAACAACTTGCAAAGGACGCGCTGAACACGGCGGTGTCTTTGACCGTTCAAGTTCTAGCCGATGAAGGGAAGTCCGGCGGTATTGTTGATAAGTTTCAATCGCTCTTTAGAAAGAATGTGAGCGGCACCACGTCTTACGACGTTAGTGGTCTAGTACGTGCTGGCGACTTGATTTACTACCGCGAAAAGGACGCGCAAGGGGATCTCTCCCCAAGAGGTGGTGGAGTATCGGTAAATGCTCTGCGCAAAGTCGATCCAGACCTTGCAGACATGATCGTCCAGATAGCTGATAACAACGCCAAGTCTGGGGCAGAAAGTGGCTGATCCCGTTCAGGATTTTCTTTTCGGTAGTCGCACGACTACGTTTACGCCCATCGAAGAACCCTCGTCGCTTGCTGAAACTTTTCAGAAGGGTATGCAGGCGGGGGCTGAAGGTCTTGGCGCGGACTTAGACTACTTCGCCGCGCTGGGTAACAGTCTGATTGGCGATGACGAAGGCGTTGCTAAACGTCTTGAATCAGCAAGAGCACGAGAAGGGATTGCAGCCGATAGTATTCAGTCCCTCGAACAGTTCAGCGAGTTCATCGACGAACCCACGTTTGAAGGGTTTGTATCACAGGTATTCAAAGGCACTGGTCAGCTTGCGCCATTTGCGCTGACGTCT